ATGCCGAATTTTCGGGGGTCTTTTTGACCAAGAAATTCTGGTGATAAAAAAAAGGTGCTAAAATAATGTTTATGGTAGGCATGGAAGTCGTATTTACTAAACAGGTTGCCGGTGCGGTTGATGATCTCAACGATCCAACGTACACAACCGAAGAAATCACTATTAGTGATGTGCTTATTGGTCCACCAACGCAGCCGGTTAGTGTTCGCGAAGCCCAGGCGCTAGAGCAAAGCCGCGATGTAGTACGAGTGCATCTGCCCAAAGCCAACGAGCAGGATATAAGCGACAGTACGTTTGTTTATGACGGCAAGACATTCAAAGTAGATAGCAGCGGCGTTAAGTTCATGGACGGCAATACGCCCACGCGCTGGAATAAATACTTTCATGCGGAGTGTGTAAATGGATAAAGCAGATGTTGAGCAAGTAACCATTGAATGGCTTAATACGATATTAGGCGAGGGCTGGTCTGCTCATGGCTCAAAGCCCAAAAATACGCCAGATCAGTATGTGCTGGTTGATCGCAACGGCGGTCCACGCGAAGCTATGGTGCTAGATCGGGCGGTTATTCTAATTGAGGTATACCACAAAAGCAGCCGCGACATTGCCAAGAATAAAGCCAATGATATTGCTGACCGGCTGCCTGAGCTGCTGGCTTATAAGCACAACATCACCCACGCTGACGTTAATTCGCTTGTGCATCTGCCAGACTTAATTACTCAATACGAGCGCTACCAAATCTACTGCGATATTTACTGCCGCCGGTAGTATAAAAAAAGTGTTCAAAAAACTTGTTGCAATATAAATGGTTATGGTATAGTGCAAGTAAGTCAGAAAAAACGGTTACTCACCGGAAAGGAAAAAGAGGGATGGCTGAATACTTTACAAAAGAGGGCGATGAGTACAAACCAGTAGAAGACAACCTACTGACTCAAGCCGATGTGGACAAAGTTGTTGAGACTCGCTTAGAGCGTCAGAAAAAGCAGTTTGCTGATTATGACGACCTGAAAGAGAAAGCCAGCAAAGTTGATACCATATCCAAAGAATTTGAGGATAAGCTCAAAGCGGCAGGTGATGAAAAGTCAGCTGTTGAAAAAGAGCGTGACTCCGCAAAGCTGGAAACCGTTAAGGTCAAAGCTATGCACGAATTCAAGCTCAAAGACGATCTAGCCGAATTTATCAACGGCGAAGACGAAAAGACCATACGCGAGCAGGCTGAGAAGCTGAGCAAAGGTGTGGGCGGATCGTCTGTCAAAATTGATAAGACCGAAAAGCCAGACGATAAAAAGTCTGACGTAGCGAAAGTCGCCAAAGGGTTATTCAGCAAAACGAAATCTGACGATTAATTTAATAATTCCATAGAAAGGAATTAATCGTTATGGGAAATCCCCTCCGCACAGAAGCGCTTGACCTGGCTAACCACACAGGCAAGACGTGGCGCAAAAATATTCGTGGTGGCGTATTAGCTCGGCTTACTCCTGGTGATCCTGAGCTAAAAGTGGGTAGTACCGACCACTTTACATTTACCGGTACACCAAAAGCAGAGCTTGTCGGCGAAAGCGGCAACAAATCATCTGCTGATGGCACTCCTGGTAAGATCACGGTCAAAACCTATAAGGTGCAGATCACTTACCGCTTTAGTAACGAAGTTCAGTGGGAAGATGAAGACTACCAGACTCAGCTTATTGAGAATTTGGTAGCGAATGCTGCAACAGCGATCAGCCGCGCGCTTGACCTGCTTGCCATTCACGGCATCAACCCAGCTACTGGCTCTACGGGCGCAGTAACTGATTACTTCAATAAGGGTGGTAACGATGTTCACCGCGTTACCCGTACTGCTGACGCTCAAGCCGACATTGAAAATATGGCGAGCGCATTGCAGGGTAGTGGCTATGTTGCTACCGGCATCGCGTTTGATCCAGTTTTCGCCGGTCAGCTGGCTCGCAGTAAGGATCAGGATAACCGACCTCTATACCCAGAGCTTGGTCTTGGCTTCGGCTTTGACGCATTCCAGGGTCTCGCTGCTGCTGCAAGCGACACCGTATCTGGTAGGCAAGAGCTGGCAGAAGAGGACGCAACCATTAATGCACTCATGGGCGACTTTGAAGCATTCAAATGGGGCGTGGCTCGGTCAATGCCTCTTGAGCTGATTGAGTACGGTAACCCTGACGGCGCTGGTGACTTAAAGCGCACCAACGAAGTTGCGATCCGCGCAGAGTCAGTTATTGGCTTCGGCATCATGGACGAAACCGCGTTTGCACTGCTTGACGGTGTAGTACCATCTAGCTAAGCCACTTGGCACTAGAAGCAGAAGCGCCCCTCTACGGGGCGTTTTTGTTATGGTAGAATATACTTATGGCTAAGAAGATTTTACCGTATATAAACAAGTTCACCGGCGACATCAAAATGTTGCCCAAAAGCCAGGGCAGTAAGCTCAGCGAAGATTGGGCTAGAGCAAAAATGGCTACAAACGAAAAAGGTGAGCGCGTATTTAGATTTCAAATATCTACACCAGTAAAGGATGAAAACGGCAAAACTCGCATGGGCATAGCTACTGTTGATATATCAGAGGTTGAAACTAAAGAGGTAGCAGACGATGGCAACGGAAGCACAGAGTAAATACATATCAGACCTGGCAGTGGTCAAGACCAAAGAATTCAAAGAGGTCAAAGAGCTGCTGATCGCCAATGAAATTATTGGTGCGGATGCCGAATTAGTAAAAAACGCGCAAAGTATCGCTGAAATTACCCACGCATTGGACGATGGGCAGGCTTCTAAGCTCATAGAGGTGCTTATAGCCGCCAAAGAGCCAGCACGCAGCAGTGAGTACGCTGAAAAGCGCGTAAATGCCACTATACGGCTGGTGGACAGCATAACCAACACGATAGATGATTGGGGCTTTGATGGACTACGCTAAATTAAACCGTACGATCATTGATAAGGTCATGGCAGCGCTGCTACTGATTAACAACCCTGAAATTGACCCTGTTACGCGGCAAAAAAACCAAGAAATTCTGTTTAGAACGGTAGGCGCGGCGGTATATGCCAAAGTCTACGATATGAATGCCTACGATTTTGAGATTGAGCATACTATCGGTCCAGGTATTGATGATCGGTACTACGGGCTGGCAAAGGTCGCAGCTGGCAGCGTATCTACCGGCAGCCTGGGGCTAAAAGAGTACGTCAAGAATTTCTTAGATTATTCAGCCAGCAAAGCTCAGCACGATGCAATGCGTAACGCCAAAGAGAGCGGCAAACACCCTAGAGTGATCCGCACCACTAACGGCAAAACCTGTAAGTGGTGTCAGTCGCTTGCTGGTGAATATAGCAACCCATCAGGTGAGGTGTTTAGGCGGCATGGCGGCTGCGACTGCAATATTCGGACTGAGGGCTACCGATCACGCAACGGCTTACTAGGCAATTATGTCAAACCCAAAGATCGTTGAGCTGACGCTTGAGGGTAACATACCCAGCAAAAAGAATTCGCGCGTAAACCTGCGATCCGGCGTATCATTGCCGAATAAAAAATTTGTTCAATGGCAAAACGATGCGATCCGGCAGGTCCGCATTCAAAGCCGCGAGCGTTTTTACAAGCCGGTGCAAATTGAAGTGATTATATATTTTGCGACACTGGCAAAAGCCGACCTAGACAATAGAGTTACCAGTATTTTAGACATGCTGGTTGAGGCATTGGTGCTGCGAGACGATAAATGGCAAGACGTACCGCTTATGAAATTGCAGGCTGAACACCGCCCACGTCAGGCTGGCGCATTTATCCGAATAACAGAGATAGATTAACGCGGTATTACACTTATGCTACAATTACACTATCTGGTATAATAATAACCAATAACAACTACGCGTACGGCGCGGCAAAAACCGGCTTAAAAGGACAGCAATAGGAAATGCAGCCGGAACAAAACCCCATCGTCAATTACGCAAACACATTAGCCAACCGGCTAGTCTATTGCCTGACTGAAAAGCAGGTGACTGTCCAAAACAAATACGATTATTACAATGCGGACAATGACACCCCTGACTTTGGCATCGCTACGCCTATGCGTATGCGTAACCTGCGTCCTGGCATCGGCTGGGCAAGCCGAGCAGTCAATACGCTGGCTGATCGCGTGGTGTTTGATGGCTTTGCTGGCGATACTTTCAGCATTAACGATACTCTAGAGCAGATCGGCGGCTATGCGGTACTGGATAAAGCTAAGCACGATGCTTTCATTGCAGGCTGCGCTTTCGTGGCTGTCTCTGACGATGGCAACGGCGGTAAGGTACTCGTACCATTCACAGCGCAAGAAGCCACCGGCGAGATTGACCAAACTACCGGTTTGCTTAAATGGGGCTTGGCAGTTACCAAATGGCATGTGCCGAAGCCAAAGAAGCCAGGCATTAACTTTGCGCCCAAAGACTATATTTTATTCACCCCAGAATTCACAGCTGTTTACAAAAACCGCTACCTAGAAGAGATTTACCCAAACCCCACTGGTCGTACGTTGCTACACGCAGTAACTCACCGCGCCAGTGCTGACCGTCCATTAGGTAAGTCACGCATTACCAACACTGCGCGCCGGATCATCAACGAAGTCGGACGCATGAAGCGCCGCCTAGAAATTGCAGAAGAATTTTACTCAATGCCGCAGCGGTACATTACCGGTCTTGCTGAGGGTGCTGATATAGATAGCAACCTAGACAGCGCACTAGGCAAAGTTTGGACTATCACCAAAGACGAAGAGGGCGAAAAGCCTGATGTCGGCGTACTGACTCAAATGAGCATTGATGGCTTTGAGACCAGCAAAAAAGACAAAGCCCGTGATTTTTGTGCTGAGACTGCCCTGACCATGCGTAACCTGGGCTACGAGACGAATAACCCAAGCAGTGCCGAGAGCCTGAGCGCTATGTCAGACGATCTATTGCTGGAAGCTCAGAATGCTCAAACTGAAATGGGCAGGCAATTCAAAGAGATTTGTACTACTCTGCGGCTGGCGCTTGACGGCAATAACGTAGTGCCAACCCAGCTCAAAGAGATCGTACCAGCATGGAAGCCAATATTTCAGATTGATATTGGTCCAGCTGGCGATGCTATGTTTAAGTTATTCCAGGCTATGCCAGAGCTTATTGGTACTGTTGAGGGCTACCGTATGCTCGGTATTGGCATCCGGCAAGCAGAGCAGCTTGTGGCGAAACGCCAGGCTGCCAGCAATTCTACTTTTATGACAGGTGGAGGTAACCAGCAATGAGTGTCAATACACCAGTAGTGTCACCAAACGCATACGCCGATCACGAAGATTTGGCGATTTTCTGGCGTACGCTAACCGAAGCCGAAGATACGCGAGCAGATAGCCTGCTTAAACTTGCTAGTAACCGCCTACGCACCATAGCTGACCGTCAGGGCAAAGATATGGATGAAATGGTTAATGATAGCGCTTCGTACTTTAATACGGTCCAGTGGGTCGTTATGGAGGCTGCAAAGCGCGCTATGCTTACACCTACTGACGCGCCGCCGGTCAATAGTATGCAGCAAACAGCTGGTCCATACTCTGAAAACATCGTATTTACTAACCCAGCTGGTGACTTGTGGTTTAAGAAGTCCGAGCTAAATGACCTGGGGCTTTATGGCAACCAGAAGCTCGGCAGCGTAAGCACTGTACCAGGCAGTTCAATGTATGATCCGTACGAAAGTTCGTAGCCATGCACTTGTTTGCCGCAGCCGCCGCTGATCCAAATAACCCTGTCAGTTACTACTTCACGCAGGGCGTACTCGGCATCACCGTGATTGGTCTGATAATCGTGATCCGGTTTATGTGGAATTATTTTACTAAAAAGCTGGATAACAAAGACGAAGAGATCAAACTGCTGCACGCTGCGCGTCTAGAAGACAATAAAACCCATTCCACAGACTACCGAGAAATGGCTAAAAACGATCATGCAGTATTGTTAGGTAACGCACAGGCAAACGAGCTGCTTAGTGCTAAAATACAAGGCGTAAAAGGTCGCGAATAATATGAGCTGGTTTAATCGCAAGAAAAATGATAATATACCGCCCCTGGTGGTCAGACCACCGGCAGAAAGCCGCGTGGAGGTTGAATTACACAAAAATGCTAGTGAAGAGGCTGCCAAAAAAGCAAAAGACACCAACCAACATCTTAATGATCTATTGGTTGAAAACGGTTTTACGCTTAAAATATATCTAGCAGCTGGTGGACAAGTCCGGCAGAAAAAAAAGGTGGCAAAATGAATATCCAATTACTAGCACTTCTACTACTGATCGGACGGCTCATATCCGATCTATTTATCATTATGGTACTGCGTAGGCAGTGGAAAATCAGGAATACTCGTACCCACCCACGTTTGATGAAGATGCGCGTTGTACTAACCCTACTGGCGCTGCTGGTCTTCGTAGGCAATATCTATCCACTCATTCTTGACGCGCTGACTCTGTTTTACCCAGAGATCAGAACATCACAGACCGTAAACCCTGCTGGCGCTTTTTACGCTATCAGCACCAACCTGACATTTATGTTTGCTTCAATTTTGATATATACCCTGTACAAGCTGGCTGACGTAGTTATTGAGGTTGCTGAGCTGATTGCCGGTCAATCATTACGCTCTAGCAATGACGAAAAATAGTGTTATACTGGAAGCATAAGCAGAGCCACCCCAGAGGTGCGTTGTGCCAATAACTTAGACAGGGTTTTTATCATGGCTAATAACAACTCCGAAAATGTGTCTTTTGGTAAGCCGCGAGCTACTGGCGCGCTATTCGTAGCGCCTGCCGGTACAGAAGTGCCAACCAACGCCACTGATGATCTTGATCCGGCTTTTGCCAATCTTGGTTATGTCAGTGACGAGGGCTTGGTCAATGGCATTGAGACGGACGTAGAGGATGTTTTTGCATGGGGCGGCGACAATGTATTGTCTGACCAGACCACATTTGCAGAAATGTTTACGTTTAATCTCATTGAGACCAATGTAGAGACAGCGAAGTTGTACTATGGTGAGGACAATGTTACCGTTGATGGCGAAAACATCACGATCAGGATGAACAGTCAAACGCTGCCTGAAATCGTGTTTGTAGCCGAACTCGTTATGACCGGCGGACGCGTTAAGCGTATCGTGGTTGAGCGCGGCAAGATCGTTGATCGTAGCGGTGAAATCTCTTATGTTGATGGCGAGCCAGTGGCTTACCCAATCAATCTAAAGGCATTTCCAGCCGCTTCTGACGGTGACACTCACAAAGAGTACGTTGCTGCTATCGCATCGTCTTAGGACGGCTCTATATAGCTCACAGCGCCCAGCTAGTCTGGGCGTTTTTCTTATGCTATAATTTTCATACAACCATTAATAGAATTGGAGTAACAACATGGCTGAGGAAGCCCAAAAAGAACAAAGCACCATCAAAGAAATTGAAGTACGCGGCTATAAATTTAATGTAGACACCGACCTGCTAGACGATGTGGACTCACTGGCATTTATTGACCAGATTGAGAATAAAGGGCATGTGGCAACGGTATTGCCGCTGCTGGTCCACATTATGGGCAAAGAAGAGTTTGAGAAATTAAAAGCTCATTTTATGTCTGCTGATGCCGAAGATCATAAGGATCAAAAAGACTACAAGCCCCGTATGCGTATTGAAGTCATGAATGAAACATACATGGCTATCATTGACAAGTTTGACCCAAAAGGTTAGCTCTAATCAAAATATGCCGCGAATATTTTGATGAATTAGAGGCAGACTTTCAGCAATTCTACACCCTAGACCTCGCGGCAGTTTTAACCGCCAATCGCAAAAAGGCGGCGCGGTTGTTGTGGCAGCTGCCGCGCGAGAGCAGGGTATTTGCTAAGCTACAACCGGCTACTCAATGGGGCTGGAATGAGATATTTCAGAATAAGATTGTGTGGCTTCTTGAGACCATTGTATGGCAGAATGCTACGCCTAGCGAAAAGGGCAAACGCGCAGCTCACAAACGCCTAGCGCCGCAGCTTTACCGACCAGACTTTATGCCAGATGAGAAAAAAGAAGCACTTAAAAAAGACCTGGTATCGGCAGACGTTGATACGATCAAAGAGCTGCTTGCAAGACCGCGCGTTAAGGGCAAAAAGGCTTAAAAACCACTCCCCTACTGGCTTTTTTAGGCAAAAAGTGGCATTGTAGGCATTACAACGCTTAACAGGGGTGGCGACCACTCCCCTGCCCTATCAACATCTTTTTTTCAGGCTGTCAAACACCTTGCGCGGTTTTTCCAAGCGACACCCATGAGAGAGCAGGGGAGTAACCATTACTATTATCATTACGCGTGAGCTATACTTAGTGGTATGAGTAGAGATGTATCATTTGCGATGGACACGGCGGCTGGCGAAGAAATACTTACGCGCTTGGCAATGCCGGTCATTAAACAAGCTGCCGAAGCGATTACAGCGCGAGCAAACGGTATGGCTGCCAGTATGTCTAGCCAACCACCAGAAATAAGCATGGTGACCAGCTTTGGCACGATCCGGCGCGGTACGCGTGCTATTGCAACCATCAAAGTAAATGGTGGTGGTGACAGGCACAGAAACTACATTGGCGTTGTTGCTTTATCAAAGGCTAGAGACGCTGGGCGCGTATAATCGGTTATGGTATAATTTGCAATATAAATAGACACGCTGACGGTTGCGGCAAAACTGGCATTAAGAAAAGGTAAACGCAACCAATGGGTCCAAATCTAGGAACAGCATACGTCAGAGTAGCGCCGAACATGACCGGCATTCAGCAGAAGATTGCCAGTGGTTTTAAGGGCGCTGCTGGTCCGGCTACTGCTGCCCTGGGCGATGAGGTTGATAAAAATAGCGGTCCATTCCAGGGCGCTATTGGCAAATTAGGCGGTTTGGCAAAAGCCGGTGGTCTTGCGATTGCCGCAGGCTTAGCAGCTGGCGCAGCAGGTATGGCTGCCCTGGCTACGAAGTCATTGCAGGCTGGCGCTGAGCTTGAGCAGCAGCTGGGCGGCGCTGAGGCGGTATTCGGTCAGTATGCCGCGAACATAAAAGCCACTGCGAGCGATGCCTATACCAACATGGGCTTGTCTCAAAACGAATTCTTGCAGGGCGCAAACAAAATGGGGTCGCTCTTCCAGGGTGTCGGCTTTGACGTACAAAGCTCAATGAAAATGTCGCAAGACTCTATGCAGCGCGCCAGTGACGTTGCCTCAATCATGGGTATTGATACCACTACGGCTCTAGAAGCCGTTACCGGCATGGCTAAGGGCAACTTTACGATGATGGATAACTTGGGTGTCGCCATGAACGATACCGCGATCCAGGCGTACGCTATGAGCAAAGGCATCAGTAAAAGCACGTCTGAAATGTCTATCCAAGAAAAGGTGGGCTTGGCGCAGCAAATGTTCATGGAAAAAACCGCCAAATATGCCGGTAACTATGCCAAAGAAAACGAGAGCTTAGCCGGTAGTATCAACACTACTAAAAAAGCATTCCAAGACTTCCTGGCAACTGGTGACGCTACCGGCTTCGTAAACAGCCTGGTCAAAACCATTGAAATTGCTATACCAAGAATTATTGATATATTACCGAAGCTCGTAAGCGGTATAGGGCAGATACTGTCCGCCGTTGTGCCTGCTCTATCAAAAGCGCTGCCAGTCTTACTGCCAGCCCTGATTAATGCCGCCAGAGATTTGATACAAGCGCTGGTAGACGCTATGCCTACGATCATAAATGCCATACTTCAAGCGCTACCGATACTTATTGACGCATTTATCCAGCTGTTTTTGGCTATTGTGAAAGCCCTGCCGCAGATCATTACAAATATCGTAAATGCGCTGCCTACCATCATCAACGCCATTGTGACCGGTCTGACTAACCCAGATACGTTGCAGCAAATCATTATGGGCGCGGTCCAGCTGTTTTTGGCTATCATCCAGGCAATACCGATCATAGTAAATGCTCTGGTAGACGCTCTACCGGTGATTATTGATAACATCCTGAAAGTGCTGACTGATCCGGTATTCATTAAAGCTATGATTGATGCCGGTGTGCAGCTGCTTAAAGCCGTCATTGGCGGTATAGCCAGCATGAGCAAAAACCTGATTGGCGCTACCTGGGATATTATCAAAGCCATTGGCAGCGTATTGTCGCCAAGCAACCTATGGAATATGGGTAAAAGCGTAGTAGAGGGCTTGTGGAATGGTATTAAGGATATGGGCGGCTGGCTCAAAGATAAAATTGTAGATTTCGTCAAAGACAAAATACCTGGTCCGATTAAATCAGCTCTGGGCATTCACTCGCCGTCAAGAGTAGCTGCTATGCTCGGTGTGGAAGTGCCGCGCGGTTTGGCGCAGGGTATTTACCAGGGCAGCAGCGCCGTTGAAAAGGCTGCTACCGATATGGCAAATGCCGCAGTGTCCAGCATGACCGGCGCAGCATTAAACCCAAGCCTGAATGGTCAGCTAACTACCGCAACGCCGTACGGTACGCCAGATGCCACAAGTCAGGTTGCAGGCGGTCCAGAGATAGTCCAAAATAATAATATCTACAACCAGGTAGATTTAGATGCAGTAACTAGAGAGCTTGCATGGCAGGTAAGGCGATAATATGCACATATTAGTAAATGATTTAGTAACACTCAGCGCCGAGCCAAACGGCGGCAATTTCATTATTACTGGTGTCACAGGGCTGGGTGCTGCCGATATTCGCACCTCTAGCTTCTTATTTAGCGGACGATCCGGCGGTATGGTCACCGATCAGCTGTTAGGCTTCCGTACAATCGCTATAACGGGTAAAATCGGCAATAATGTAGGTACTCGCGCTCAGCACCGCATTGACCGCTCTACGCTGCAAAACGCTATGCCTTTGGGTACGACATTTCCTATCTACATTACAATATTTAGCGGCGAGACTTACCGCATTGATGTAAACCTGACTGATCTAAAACTAGAGTATAACCGGCGCGGCTTTATTAGTGATTTTCTTATCCAGCTGACTGCTGGCGATCCATACTTCTACTCTACTGACGGCGGCGATGAGCAAAGCGCCCTGGTCCAGCGAGTGGCAGAGGGTGGCTACGTTACTCCGTACATTTTGCCTGTTGAATGGGAATTGGGCGGCGCACCTACCATCGTGGATAATAACGGCGATGCCAACTACTACCCTGTTATCACGCTCAATAACGAGGGGCTAAACCCAAGCATCACTAACCTGGCAACCGGCGAGACGTTTGCGCTTGATCTGGGTATGCTAGACGGCGATGTAGTGGTCATTGATATGTACAACCGCACCGTGACGCTCAACGGCTCTGACATCCTGGGCAATAAGACTGACGATAGTATCTGGTGGGCGTTGCTTCCAGGCGATAACCCAATTCTGCTTGAAACCGATACGGCTGACGATCCAATAACGGCAACTATTACATGGCGCAACGGCGTGACAGGTATCTAAAATGCCTAGTACGCCTGTACAAAAATACGAGTTTGAGCTTTGGATCAACAATGTGCTGGTGGGTGATATTAGCCGCTTGGCAAAAGACCGGCAATTTACGCTGCGGCGCAACGCCAGTGAAGATTTAAGTTTTTCAATGGACTTGACCGCTTTTGAGCGGTATTGTCAGGCTTCTGGGCGCGATCCGCTGGCTACACTTGAGCCATACGTCACCGACATACGAGTGAAGCGCAACGGCGCTTATTTATTCGGTGTGCAGGTCGTTGAGCTGAATTATGATCTGAGCGATGGCGGTATCAAAATGGGTGTACGCGCTACTGGCTTCTTAGACCTATTCAAAGACCGCTACATCACTAAAACCTATACCGGCACTGAGGCTACGGCAATATGGCGTGACGCTATTGTAGAGACGCAGAGCGGTGACACCAGCAACGATTTTGGCGTAGAAGAGGGCGATCAGCAGTACACCACGCCAATTAATCGTGATCGCGAATATGTAGACCAAAATGTGCGTGACCTCTTAATTAACCTGACATCGCTAGTAGATGGGCAGTTTGATTTTCGCTTCAATTATGACCGCAGCTACGAGATATTTGAGCAGATCGGCAGCAACCGCCCAGGCAATAAATTTACCTATCCGTATAACATCAGCAGCGCCAAGATACCGCGTACGGCTCTTAATTTGTACAACTACATTATTGGTCTTGGCTCTGGCTTCGGTGAAGAGGCACTACGCAGCGAATACCCAGATAACCCAAGCGCAGCGGACGCTACCAGCCGCGCCAACTATAAGACGCGCCAGAAGATTATTACATTCAACTCTGTATCTGAACAGGGTACGCTGGACGATAACACTAGCGCATACCTGGCTCGCGTAAAAGATATACTCATGCTGCCAAGCATCACCACAAATGGCGAATTCTGCGATCTAAGCGTCATTGGCATTGGTGACCGTGTGCCGGTAGAGGTCCAAAACCATGCTGCTATACCGCTCAACGATACCTACCGTATTGAACAAATTGAGTGTTCACTAGATGATAATGATGCGGAGGCTATTAGTTTAACGATTGATAACTTCGGCTTATGACCAGGCTAGACTTAACCCCAGACAACGACTTTGCTACTCAGTTCAAACAGCTGCAAGCCGATTTAGAGCAGATCAAAACAGCCCAGCGCTCAGGGCGTGATATTTGGAAGCCGAAGATTGTAGAGTGCTTAGATGGCTTCGGTAACCCCACATCATACGACCTGGTGGCAAACATACCGGACGGCTTCGGCGGCTACTCGCTGCGTAACTTTATCGCTAGCATGGTTGCTGATACGCAAGAGGATGTCTGGGCAGTACCGATATTCAAACTGTTTTGGAATAGCCCATCAAACCCGTCTTCTTCTGGGCAGTCAGCAGGCTTTTGTTATTTGGACTTCCCTACTACTGACTTCAAACAGATAGGGTACAAAGGCTATTTTGGCGATAACGTATTTCCGTTTGACCACCTGGTATACATCAAAGTTTATTTCTACGCCACTGACACCGGCGTACTAACAGTGGTAGGTAACCCATAATGAGCGAGCGCATTGACGAATACTACAACCAACTAGCCACTGATCTGAAAAAGATAGAGGATGAAATTACTGCGATCAAAAACCGGCAATTTATTGGCTCTGACAGCATACAGACCTATAAAAACAAAACTACCACAGGTGAAGCTGGCGGCTGGGATATTGACCGCACCGATACCTGGGTAGCGCCGCAGACTAGCAAAATTCGCAACTACGCCGTGATATTTGACGCTGATACTCAGGATGCACCATTTAATGATCTGAGCCTGTACGTTGAGATTAACGGTGTGGCAGTGTCACCGGCTGCACTTACGAAGCTCAATCAGTCGCCGGTGTTTTTCAACTCTATACTGCATGACTACTTCTTGGTGTACGCCGGTCTAGCGCCAGAGCCAGGCAAAGACGGCTGGTATTTCGCTACAATTAGCTATGTGAGTGGCACAAACATTAGAGTCAGGCTGACTGTCGGCAGCAGTGATACTGGCGATGTAACATTGGTGGAAATATGAGACCTCAAGATATAGCAACACTCCAAGAGCGTGTACGCCAGGCAATGAAAGACCTGCGCGAGCTTAAAAATGCTCAGCCGGTTGCCGGTGACGGCTGGGTGGTTTACCGCAGTATTACAGCAAACCAGTGGGATATAGATTTGACCAACGTATCAGCGCCGTATGATCGGCTATTCAAAATTACCCATGTACCAGATGATGGCGATACTTCTGACGGCTTTGCAGTGTTTTACTACGAGACCGATTATGGTGCTATGAATAACCTGACTTTTGATAGTAGCTTCCGCGATAGCCGCGATCCATACAGCTACTACATTCGCGTCTATGGCGCAGGTGGTACGCCCAGCCGGTTTATGATGAAGTTTTATGTGTTCAGTCCGAAAAAAGGTACATTAAATATTAGCAATAGCGCCCCATAAATGATTATGGTAAAATAGCGACAAAGGAAATTGAAACATGAGTTTAGGCACAAGCAACAGAGACGGCGGCAAAACTAGCGAGAGTGGACACCTACGACCACTCAGTAAAATGTTCGGTGGTAACATCCTCGGTGATGTTAAAACGTCTCTAAAAGTGGTCCAACGAGCTGCTGGCGCAAACATGAGCGTAGATGTCGGCATTGGTGACGCTATGCTTTACCGGTCCGATGGCACTTACGGTCACCCCGTATTCAATGATGCAGTTTATAACCAGGTTATTGCGGCGGCAGACGGCTCAAACCCTCGCCGTGATATTATCGTCATTTATGTGGACTACGGGCAAACGCCTAGCACCGCTGTCAGTAACAACACCAACGGCGTAGTCAAGATTAAGAGCGTTGCCGGTACACCGGCAGGTAGCCCAGCCGATCCGAGCGCTGCTGCTATTCAAAGCTCTGTCGGCTCTGGTAACCCCTGGGCTTATTTGGCGCGCGTCCGTGTGGGTGCAGGTGTTACAACCATTTCTGACTCAGTTATTGATGATCTACGAATTGGCGCTCTATCTAACATGTTTGCACCGCCAGCTTATGGTGACATTATCAACGCCAGCTGCCGCGTAGCGCAGCTTCCAGCAGCCCCAAGCCTGACTACTAGCTATGTTTATGGTAAGGTTGATCGGTTTGCATGTAAGGGCGCAGGTACAGCCGTAAATGCCGGTACGATTGACCAGACTACCTCAGCGAATGTCGGCGGCTCTGGTTACGCATTGAAGATCGCAGGCGCAACTATTACCGGTACAGGTAAGGTTTATTGCCGCTACCGAATGGAAAGCAAAGATGCGATCCGGTACAAAAATCGCCGCGCGAGCTTCCAGGTTAAGGTCTATCATGATGTCGGCTCAGCCGTAAACTATGTGATCTACATACGCAAAGCCAACAGTGCTGATAACTTCGGTGCAGTCACAGCTATTGTAGACAGCGGCAACATTAGTGTGCCAAGCGGTGTACCTACAACCATCAGTCTTGAAAACATCAACAACGGCGATCTCGGTGACGTATCTAACGGTCTTGAAATTGAGATTGAGGCAAGCTGCGGCGCGATCACTATTAAAAACTTTGAGTTTGCAGAATTTATGCTTAACAGGGGCGTGATTGCTCAGCAATATGTGGCTCGCAACTTCAATGAAGAATATCTAGACTGCGCCCGTTACCGCTGGGTACGCACTACAATAGGCACTAACCAAACACAAGTAAGTGGCATGGGCTATGCAGCCAGTACAACGCGCTGCGTATTTGATATGAGAGTACCAGTGCCGATGCGTATTAACCCAAGCATTGTAGGTACAGCCACTGACTGGCAAGCAGCCGATGGTGTGGCAGCCGGTCTTGACGCAACTGCCTGGGCAATTTCAACTGACCCGATATCTACCGCAGAAGTGCCGGTATTGCAAATAACTGTATCCGGCGCTAACAGCAAACAGCCATATATCATGCGCGGTGACGCTGGTAACAACCGGACATTAACATTGGATGCGGAGTTATAATCATGGATGATTTTAAGAAAGTAGAGCTAGTTTACCCAGAAGACGAAAACGGCAAGCGCACCAGCGATTTACCAAATTTCGTCATTACGCTCACAGACGGTCAGCAGATCGCTTTCATAGCTACTGACCACCTCAACCGCTATTACTACGAAGTCAAAGCCTGGTATGACAAGCAAAAGAAAAAACCATTTACTTTCAAATTTGAAGAGCTGCCGCGACCCGATTTTGAGCCAGACGCGCCTGCGCCTGACGATCAGGGTGAGCGACCTATTGAGCCAAAGCTAACCGGCGTGCAAACCGCAGATGCTAAATTGCCTGCCCAAAATCTCACTAGAGAGCAGCGCCGCGAGATAGCCGCCAAAGAAGCTGAGCGAAAATCTAAGCATTAGTCCGCTATGGATGCAGGGCTACCATTCCGCCAGAAGTGGAATAAGACCGAGTGGGCGCAAGCTCGCAAACGAGCGCTCGCTACGCTTGATCCTATTTGTGCTATTTGTCACAAACCTATTGATTTAACAGCCCCAAAAAATACGCCGCTGGCAGTAGAGGTAGATCATATTACGCCTAGATCGCGCGGAGGGGCGCTGTACGCGCTTGAAAACTTGCAGCTGACACATCATCGCTGCAACCGGCAAAAGGGCGCTAGAATGGCTGAGGACTACGCAGATCAGCAAATAACTAACCAAGTGCCGCTTTCAAACCCCTGGTAGGCGCTTGTGCTATAATTAAATTACCGTACCGACTCGCTGGACGTTACCAGCGTAGCGGTTACTAGCAAAAGGAGTTCGCTAAATGGGTATCTTCAACCGAAAAAAAGAAGACGAGAAGCCGTTACCGCCACCTGATCCAAACGCAGATCAGCCAAGACCGCCAGTAGGTCCAAAATCAGACAATGAGCCATTTGAGGGTGAGCCAGATGCCGAGAATAGCTGATAACGCCGAGGCATACGCCAGTACCAGATTAGGTATATTTTTCCCTGCTCATAATCAAACCCCAGCAGATGGCAACCTGACAGGGCAATGCGTCACGCTCAATAAATGGTTTTTGGCAGAAATGACAGATGTGCCTAGTCCATTCGCAGCGCGCGGTGATGCTCGCTATGTAGGTCAGACACTAGTTAATCAGGGTCATGCCGTGAAAGTGCCGTACAACGAGCGCAGGCGCGGCGATTTCGCAGTATTTGAATATGGACAATGGGGTCATATTGGCGTACTGCTAGACCAGGATCGTATTTTTGAGCAAAACGTAAATGTCGGCGGTGTAGCTCGGCGCTTTGTTGATGGCGCTTATGTCTATGCTTCACGCATTGGACGGCTCAGCGAGAGCTGGCGACCAGTGCAGGCTACCATTTATCGCATTAAGAGCTATAATGAAAAGCAGCAAGGAGTAGATGATATGATACCCGACCAAGATAATTATTACTGGCGCTGGGGTAAGAAAAATGCCTTTTTCTTCCGAGGGCGAGAGTTAAGCCGCGAAGAGTTTAGCAAATATATTGCCGGACGTGGCGGCACAACCGCGACTGAAATATTGGGTGATAACCCAGAAGCCGATCAGACCGCAGCTGACATACGCTTAGGACAGCTGGCGCGCAAAGACAACTGGCAGGGTCAAATCTATGGCTTGATTGACCAAGTAAATAACCTCAATAAGCGACCTACCGCAGAGCAGTACGCTGCTATTCAAAAGGCTGCCGCCGATCTGCAAACCACTACTGATAACGCCGTAAAAGAGAGCGCCCAGGCAAAAGAAGATGCCAAGAAATTACGCGATGAGCTGGCTGCTATGGAAGCTGAAAAGCAAAAAGACCAAGAGACCGGCAACGCATTCTTGCGCTGGCTAGGCGATCAACTCAATAAGCTGCTGGGGCGCGGATAATGCGGCGGCTTTGGCGAACACTGGTAAAAGTAGTTATGGTAAACTACATGTATGCACGCTTAATTCACACAGGGCAAAAGCCTAGTGCTGAGGAAAGGAAATTATACTCATGAATAACGTAGGACTCCAAGAGACACTTAAAACCATCGCCAGGGGCGTATATTTCGGTTTGCTGGGTGTCGTAGTTTTGGTACTAACCGTAGTAGCAAGCAGCCCAGAAGTAGCCCAGGCTACCGTCACGTTGCCGGTATTCAACATCACGCTGTCAGTAGGCGCGTTGATCGTAGCCGGTGCAGCCGCAGCTGCAAAGGTCGTTGATCGTTACCGCCACACCTCAACCGATACGAAGTCAAACGGCATTGCGCCAAAATTCTTACAGAAGTAAGACGAGAAGCCACCAAAAAAGCCGCCCTCGCACAGCGGCTTTTTTTATTGGTCAGTTTTTGTTTTTGAAACTGAATACATTTATTGTACAGGCTTTGGCTTAACCTCGTCAAGTGACTTGCTGCCTTTCATATCGTTGCAGAAGCCGCAGGCTGGCTTCAAATTATCCTGGCTGAATTTCTTACTGCCGTCACGCGTCCGAGATACCACATGGTCCAGCGTAAGCATACCAACGCCATAATCTAGCTTTTCTCTATCAATGGTCAGCTTCGGCGTACACCAGGGGTGTATTTGCAGGTAGCAGTACCAGTAGCCGTTTTCATCCGGTGGGTTTTTTCTGATCCACGTTGCGCGAGTTATAAACCACTGCTTAGTCTGCTTGCCGACTTTTTTGAGCGGCGAGCGTTTTAGCCCCTGCCGATATTTCAATGCTGCTTTTGGGTTTGCCTGGCACTGGTATGGAAAGTGCTTAGGTTTTGGATCGTGACAAAATTTGCAGGGCTTTTTTGGAAATCTATCTATACCAGACAATGTGACCCTCCTGTTGAATACTTTTATTGTACACTATTTGCTTATGTTATAATTACACCGTAAACCAAACCATATACTGGTACTACCAGGCAAAAAAAGGAGAAGATGGAATGGCAGAAGTAACTACTAAAAATTATGTGGCGAAAATCGCCGACTTAACGGAGAGTGATAAAAACCCTCGTAAGATTGGTCGCAAAGCCTATGAGCAGCTTAAAAAATCGCTCGTAGACTTCCCAGAAATGAAGCAGCTGCGTGAGATCATCGTTGATGAAGACATGCAGATTTTGGCTGGTCACCAGCGCATTTACGCGCTCAAAGACCTGGGCTATGAAGATGTTTATGTCCGGCAAGTTTTTGGTCTAACCCAAAAGCAAAAAGACGAATTTATGATTAAGGATAATGTCTCAGCCGGTGAATGGGATAGTGATGTTATTGCAAATCAATGGGATATAGACCAGCTAGAGCAGTTTGGTGTCAAACCATTCAAGCTACCTGGCGGCGGCGGCGATGGTCAAAGCTATAAAAATCATGAGGTGACCTGCCCATCGTGTGGGCATCATTTTGAGCTGTCAGAGTCAGACGATTAATTGGGCTTTTTACCATGTCAAAAAAAGGTATAAAGCTCGGCGATGAGATAGAAGACGTTACGTCAAAGACCAGCGGCATTGCCATAGGCAAAGTCAGCTATTTAAGTGGTGAGCTGTATTGGATCATCCAGCCATTCACGACTGACGATAATGAAATGCTGCGCCCCGTCTATGTACCTGACGCATATTGCAAATATAAGGGTGAGGGTGTTTATCCGAGCCACAAGCAGCCTATGGGCTTCCACGCGAGAGCTGAAAGGCATGACAATGGACATGCCGCCTAGCAGCCACCTGCAAAAAAAAATACCGGTCCAAACCAAAATCATTGAAAAACTGTTTGCGGTCCGAAAGCCCAAGCCCAAAAAAGGCAAAAAGAAAAAAGAGCCGACTAAGCGCAAAGTATTTGATGATATATTCGCGGATCACTTTTACAAATTGTCGTACAAAGATTTTATTGAGCTGACCGAAAACTGGAATGACGTTAATCTAAATCTTACCCTGGAAAAGCAGCCAAACTATGATGCCTGGCTCAATTACTTCAAAACGATGTCGCCAAACCAGATCAAGCTGCTCGCGCAAACTGGTTTAGATATTCTGCCTACCGAGGGCTATGCAGCGTTGAGCCGCTGGCATGACATCATCAGTAACCCACAGCGCATAGATAAAATTCACAAAGCCGGACTAACAGGCAGCGGCGATAGCAAGTCAATCGTTGAGCTGGCTGCTGCTAATGACCGCTACGGCGTTTTGAAAGCCATACGCGATGAATTGGCAGGCAAGCTGCAAAAAGGCGCTGGTAACCGCGATACGGCTGATCTGGCTAAGCAGCTGACGGAAGTTATGACCCAGATCGCAGATTATGAGCGCCGCATAGCGCCGGACAAAAAGACGGTGTTAGGTGACCTGCTCAGTGAAATGCCTGAGCCTGGCGTTAAGAGCAAGCGCCCAGCAAAGAATGGCGGCGGCAGGCGGCAGGGGAGTTTTGCATCACGAATAACCATAAAAGATTTAGAGGCTAAGAAATAATGGCAAGACGATACGGCAACCAGACACCACGCATAGATCAGTTTAACGATGGCGACATTTGGCTGGCTGATAAAACGATCCGACTCATGGAAGCCTACGGCATTAAGCTGCTTGATTGGCAGAAGACGATCATTTACCGCTGGCTGGCAGTGGACTGGTCCGAAGAAGAGCAGCGGTGGAAGTGGACAAACCCCAAAGCTGGGCTGCTTGTGCCGCGTCAGAATGGTAAAACTGAGATCATCATTGCTCGCATTATTGGTGGCATGATATTCATGTCCGAAGCTCTGATTTATACTGCTCACTCTGATAAAACCGTTGATGAGGTTAAGCGCCGCGTGATGAATTTCTTTTACCAGGCGCAAGAAGAAATACGCGATCTACTGACATCCGACTTTGACAAAGAGCCAAAGAGCCTAGACTACGTTGAGCTGCGTAACAAAGGGCGCTGCGTTTTTCGTACCCGTACCCGTACCGGTGGGCTTGGTACTACCAATGACACCCTGATATTGGATGAAGCCCAAGAAGAGACTGACGCGCAGCAAGAGGCATTGCTACCGACCATTTCAGCCGGTAAGAGCCAAAACAGCCAGATCATCCGAGCCGGTACACCACCGAGCGGCGGCGGCACAGGCACAGTGTTTATTCGTATTCGCCAAAACGTGCTGGACGGCAAAGATCATGAGACCTGCTGGCAGGAGTGGTCTGTTGAGCTGCTTACTGATCCGAGCGATGAGGATGCCTGGTACTACGCAAACCCAAGTCTCGGCTATCACCTGATGGTTGCAGCGGTCCGCACTGAGTCAAAAGATATGGCGCTGGACAGCTTCAATAAAATGCGCCTGGGCTGGATCGCAGGCAAAGAAAGCAAACGGGCGATCAGTGATGAACTATGGAATGCTCTTAAAGTTGAAAAGGTAGAGCTAGAAGAAAAGCCGCGCTTGGTATATGTGGTGAAGTTTGCGCCAGACGGCAGCGCTATGAGCCTGGGTGTCGGCATTTATCAGCCGAGTGGCATACCACATGTTGAGCTGATTGAGCGCAAGCCAATGAGTGCCGGTACTGGCTGGATAACAAACTGGCTCTTTGATCGTGATAAGCCGCGCTGGCGTAAGTGTGCAAAGATCATCATTGACGGGCAGGCAGGTACTACGCTGCTTGTAGAAGAGCTTGTGCGGACTGATCGGCGTATCAGCAAGAAAATACTGACTCCGAACGTAAACCAGGCTGGCGCGGCGTATGCAGGCTTTCAGACAGCCATAGAAAAAGGTGAGCTGACACACTACGATCAGCCAGCCCTCAACGGCTCTATCAAAACAGCCAAAAAGCGTAACATCGGCAAAGACGGTAGGTTTGGTTATGCGACTCTTAACCCAGACTTTCAGATTGACCCTACTGAGTGCGCCGCATTCTGCCATTATGGTGCGATCCAATTTGCGAAAAACTACAAAGTTAGCGGTGGTAGCGCCCAAAGGGTTAGTGTATAATGCCAACAGGCTGATGAGTCGTCAGACACTCTGAGGCTTAGAACTCCAATTCGGCAATAAAATAGCACCCGTAGGCGCAAGCCAGCAGGGTGCTTTTGCTATACTGGTGACATGGCGCATCAGCTTAGGCTGGTGCGTCTGCCATTTGTTATACTGAAAATATGGCAAACCATAAGCGACATCGTACTAAATCGCAGCGGTCCGGCTGCTTGCTCTGCAAGCCTCATAAGGTGCAGGGTAACAGCGCCCAGGCTACAAAACCGAAGTACCGCCCAATAGTGGATGCAGAAGATACGCATTAGCGTTATAATTCAGTCATGGAACATTACCCAAATGCACAGCCAATGGATCGCCGGAAGTGGGTAGGCTTTGATGCTTTTGATCGGATCATAGCCGAAGCACTAGAAGAGGTTGAGCCAGAGCCACAAACAGATAACGTGGTTGATCTCAATGCCAATGTCGTAGAGCTACACCCACCGGACGATGCGGCATGATTATTTACGAGTGTGCCGGTCATTATAGCCAGCGAGAGCCAGGCTGTTGCTTCATTTGCGATGGCAAGCTGCAAAAACGCGAGCTGAGCTAGTAGATATACATAAATTCAGAAGCGCTGGCGGTCCGAGTATTGACTTTACCCCAGCCAGCCGCAGCATTCATTTCAGAGATCACAATAGAGTCACCATTTACGCTCTCAACATAGACCACATGCCCAAGTGATCCGCGCGTAGTAGTGCCAACAGCGCCAGGTCGCGGAGTACCACCAGTCGCCATGCCAGCTGCCTGAGCGCGAGCATACCAGGTATTAGCATTGCCGAGGCTGTTAGGAATGGAAGCACCGCGGCGGTTTTTAACGTACCAGGTGCAATAGCCATAGTCGTATGTATTACCTGCGTCATAGCTACGCAGAGGCGCTACGTCAGGCGTTTCGGCTGGAAGTGCCACAACAGCCGGTAAATCGCGTGAAAGCTGCTCAGACGGCTCAGGAATGGTTATTTGATCGCCAACATGGATGATGTCAGGGTGCGTCAGCTGGGTGTTTTTAGCCCAGAGTCGTTGCCATTCTACATTGTAGGCGCTGCCGATCTTAGTTAGATTATCGCCGCTGACTACCGTATAGACTACTGGTGCAGGCTTTGGCTGCTCTACCGGTGGTTTTGGTTTAGCCGGTGTAAGCAATTCTGGCGTATTGTAGTTACTGACTTTTAGATCAAAAATATCTGTAAAGCCATTAGTAAATTTGTTTGGCTGCGCTGATGCAGTGGCTGGTACTGCTAGTATGCTCACTGCAATGGCGATAGCCGGTAGAAGACGTTTCATAATCGCGAGTCTCAGGTTAGGGAAATGGCGCGACTCTTTTTGTACTCCGTATTAAAAAGTTACCATCAGATTTTACCATGCTCATACTTTACCGTGTCAAGCTAACAGGGGCGCAGACCCATAATAGCATTGACAGAAAAGCCAAAGTGTGCTAATATGTACCTATGATTAATTCAATCAAAAACAAATACTACACATACCAGCCTGGCGAATTCTTACCGATCTTCATTGACGGCAAACTCGCTAACCGTAAGCAATTCCACGCTTACCGCATTAAGTGGATCATAAACAACCACCGCATTTTCTTATATCAGCTGACTCACCAGCGCGGTTAATTGACCCCTGTTATTTTTCGCTTTTTACATACTATATAGAAATGTTTATATAAAACATTTTTAGATACTATATAGAAGCAAGATCATGAAGCAGAGAGTTTTGCACATGTTTTACCACTAAAAACAGGCACTTATTCACAAGCGCATTTGCAATTAAAAACGGCTGAGGGTATATTGATTTGCAGACACAAAGAATTGGAGGGTTTAATGTCTGACAAAATTAATGACCGCAGAAAACAAACAATGTTACAGAGGTTAGGCGAGGCAGCACAGCTGATAGACGATCAGCGATTTTTGCCATTCTATCGCAGTATTCAGATCAAGCTAGAGAAAATGGGTAAGGCTGATGAATGGGGCAGAATGATTGAGACTGCACTGCAAGCCGACACTCCGAGCCGGTACTTTGCTGCGCTCTGTCGTAAAGTCAAAGAGGGCAAATACATATTCGTTGAAAAAGTCAAAGAGGTCAGCAACGACATGAAGCTATACCTGCATGACAAGCTGATTAAATATAACTTCGGTAAGTGGCAGAAATATTGGGTGCGTAAGGCTCAGGAATTCATCAACGTAAATGGGCAGGCAGGCTTTGTAGAGCTGCTGGAATATGCCGAGCGCAAAGGCATCAGTCAAAGATACCTGGCTTCGGCGCTCAAAAACTGCAAACCGCCGCGCCAATACTACCAAGAAAATGTCATAGGCGGCGCGCAGTGAGACGCGGCTTTGGGTGGGCGCTTCTGGTAGGTCTGCTCGTACTATATAGCCTATTAGTGGTCAGCTGGATCATTGAGGGCAATACACGATGATAACCTTTTTGCTGCTGATCGTAGCACCAATCGTTGCAATTTTTTATGTGATCTATCTTATGCTTAAAGCCGCAGTTATACTGTTAGTAGCAATAATAATCGCGGCAGGGCAACTAATTGAAAGTATTATTTTTAGACATTGACGGTGTTTGCAATTCCAGGGCATATTTGTACCGGCTCAGAGCCAAAGACAAAAAAGCTACGCTCTGGTATGGTATTGATCCGCAAGCCGCTCGGCTGGTCCAGCGGATAGTAAAAGCCACCGGCTGCATGGTTGTATTATCAAGCACCTGGCGGCTATACCCAGACGGGCGCGCTCAGGTCCGGCGCGAAGTCTGCAACTACATTGACTGCACCAAAGACATGCAGGCTGGCTATAAGCGCGGCGTAGTACCACGCGGCATTGAAGTGCAAGACTGGCTGGATCGCCACCCGTCAGTCACGCAGTACGCCATACTGGATGATGATAGCGACTTTATGCCCAGCCAATGGCTATTCAAAACCACGTTTGAAAAAGGGCTGACAGAGCAAATAGCAGAGGCAGTTATTGACCATCTAAATGCTTGTGATCGGCAATTAGCATAAAAGACTTGACGAACGGTTTACCGTTTTGTATTATAGGGGTAACAACCGAATTGGAGGGAAGAAATGGGGTTGAGGGAAAAGTTTTTTAGTAGGCGCGAGCCGCAGCCGGTCACACTACCGGAAATATTAGAGCCAGAAGACCCAGTGAATTTTGACTCAGTGTTAGATTGGGCGATTGGCTTGAGCCATGCAGACTATGACAAGTTCGTTGAGTGCTGCAAGATTTACCGCGAAGCAAATACAAAGGCTGCCGCCGCGCTAGGCATTAAGGAAACTGCCACCAGCGCGCTTAAAAAGCGGAAGCTCACCAATAAACAAGTAGACAGCGAGTTAGACGGCTTACTGGAAACAGACCCAGCCGATCTTAAAGCTGCCCTGGCTAACGACAAAAAATCAGAAGAGCGAAAAAGTAAAAAAGTAAAGGTAAAAATGTCATGAAGCGAATAAAAAAGTTATTCAATGACTTTAAGGCAGAGCGCCGCCGCAACCGCTGGCTACGCGAAAACCTGGCAAAGCTGACTGATCCTACATTTTTAGATAGGGTAGAAGCCGACCAATGAAGACCTATACGGACTTATTTAACCAGCCACTGACCAAAGAAGATGTCAGATTGGCGGTTGCAGTCACGGTCCGTACAGGCAACCCATATCCGAGCAATTTGCAGCGCCGCATGAAGATCGGCTACGGCAAAGCAGCTAGGCTAAGCAAATTGCTCTACGATGCCGGAGTCACCACCGACACCAGCAAAACACCGCGAACAGTCATATTAAAAAGCGAAGAGCAGGCAACCAACGCCGCGCTTCGGCAGCTTAAAAAGGGCAGAAAGTGATTAAGATGAGTCAGCTAGTCGGCAAAGTTATGAGAAAAAATGCAGAGGTCATTTTGATTTTCAAAGTGGACGGAAAATATTATCCAGCTACCGAAGAGAATGCTGAGCTGTTTGAGACATACCTGCATACCGGTGATGAGTTTTATTTAAGTGCGCTAACAAACGAATTGGAGGTTTGACATGGCAGGCAGAGGCGAATTAACAAATGAAATTCAGGCAAAAGCCAAAGAGCTATTTGGTTATGAAATTGATATACGAGCGCTGCGGCTCATACCGTATCTGCTATACGTTATTCCAAACGGCGGCAACGGCGAGGCTCGCATTGAGCGCGCCAAAATCAATGACGATGATCGCTACTGGCTGCGCCGGTGGACAGAAGAAAAGCGCATAACCTGGGGCGCACCACGTTTGCACATGACTAAAGCGTTTTACGATGCAGCCCATGAGCTGCAATGGATGGCGTACATTGATAACCATAAGGAGGCAAAATAGCATGGAGTTTTGGCAAATTATCGTGCTTATCATCCTGGTCACCGCTTGCGGCATGGCTCTGATTGATAAGTGGAAAGGCAAAAAATAATGGCTGAAAAAGAGATCATGGTTTGCAACGATCACGAAGCGCCGCTTATATGGACATTTATGTTTACCGGTGCAGAGTATTTTTGTATGGCAGGCAATCATGCAGGTGGGATGCTTGGCACTGGTCACCGCGTACCACTAACACCCGAACTCAAAGAGCAATACAGCCTATATAAGCGCCGCTGGGGTCAGTTACGCAGGCACATAGTAGTTAGCCGGTTTTGGCTCAAAGGTTGTGACAGATGCGCCGATGGTAAGGGTAGCGCTCACATAGATCATTTAACCGATGAAGAAAAGCGCAGGTCCAAAATGGCACTGGCTAAATTGGAGGCATACGCAGATGGACGGTAAATCACAAGCCTGGCGTGATGCCGCAGACAAGCTCTTAGAAGCCCTGGCGCGAGAAAATAAGTACATCGTGGCTGACATGCTGATTATCTTTTTAGAGTCAGCAGACTACGGCTTAAAAGACTATTCACCACTAGGCGGCGTTTTCAAACGTGCAGCCAAGCGCGGCATTATCAGCCGCATTGATAGACCTACTAAACAAGCTCTATGGCTGAGCAAAATATATGGAGGGCAACAGTCATGATCTCATTAACAGGTAGCGAGGGTTTTATTGGCAAGCACATACATTTTGCCAATGAGCGTATTGACATCAAAGTTAAGAAAAAAGACGTTTGCTTTTTGAATTTCTACGCCGGTGGCGTGGTGGTCCATCTGGCAGCAATTTCATCGGTCCAGTATTCAATGGATCACCCAGCAGTCACGATGCGCGTTAATATGGCTGGTTTAGCCAAAGTGATTGAAGTCTGCAAAGCACATAACAAGCGGCTCATATTCGCCAGCTCTAGCAGCGTTGTTGATCCGCAAAGCCCGTACGCGTACAGCAAGTTATGGGGCGAAGAGCTGATTAAGCAAAGCCTCAAAGACTACGCCATTCTGCGGCTCGGCAATGTTTACGGTCCAGGCGATGATAAGTCAGCGATCCACAAATTCTTGACCGGCAGAGAAATCAACATCTACGGTGACGGCGAGCAAAAACGCAGCTTCATACATGTTGATGATGTGGTTGCTGCCATAGACTACTACGCCAATACTACCCATGTCGGCACATTCAATATCGGTCACGAAAATCTGACGATCAACCAGGTTGCTGCAATGTTTGGCAAACCAATCAACCACAAAGCAGCGCAGCGCGGCGACAACCTAGACAGCACCATGCAGTCAGACTGGAAATGTAACCATACCCTAGAGCAATATGTAAAAAGTCAGATGAAGATAGCGGTATGAAAATAGGCTTTGACTACTGGCAGGTATTAAGCCACTACCCAGAGCAGTGCGGTTATATGATAAGCGCATTCATTAGCGAGGGCGCTGAGCTGCACGTCATATCAGCAGTCGGCGGTGGGCATACGCCTGAGAGCGTTGTAGAGGCTGTCCAGCGGCTCAATTACCCATTTGCAGTAGAGAATATACATACGGTGGTCTTTGACCATCCTAGACAGTCGCCTGAGCTTAAAGTAGCCAAAGCAAAAGAGCTGGGCTTGGATATGTTTTTTGATGATCGTGACGATGTTTGCAAAGCCATGAATAGTGAGGGAATTATGGCAATGCGAGTCACGCGTAAAGATAACAGCACCTATGATTTGGGTGCAGAAAAAGGGAGGCAATAAGATGCCACAGGTTATACCACCACCACCAAAACCAATGAAGCAGGCTACAATATTTGACCAGACTGAGCGATTGAAGCAGTCCGGTATTGAAGCTGCTTACCAGTACGCAGATGTGGACTGGAAAAAGATAGCCGCCGATGCGGTCCGTAAGTGCGCTGAGACTATGCCAGAATTCAGCAGTGACGATGTATGGGAAATCATCAACGCTACTGGCGTAACTACCCACGAAAACAGGGCGTTTGGCGCGATCATGCAGGCTGCATCCAGGGCTGGTATGATTAAAGCCACCAACACTATCATGCCGTCTAAGCGACCAAAGCTACATGGCAGTTTGACTAGGGTGTGGCAAAGCATGATCTATAAACCACAGCAACGAAAGGCTTAATATGTCCAAAGTAGACGATAAGAGAAAACACGATGCAATGCAGGTCCACCGGATGCTCAAAGAAGACAAAATATTTGAGCAGCGCATTGGTTACGAGCGCATGATTGAAAGCTCGCGGCTGCCACAAATAATCACGATACGGCGCGGTCTGTTCAGGAAATTTACCTACAACCTACATTACGGCGAGATTGACGACCATGTATATATCTCATATTCAGAAGAGAGCCTGACCTATAAAACACTGCATAAGGTGTTGCTGCACTATGAAGAGGCAACCATGCGCGACTGTATTGCAAAGACCTGGCGCTACCTGGCAGAAAACAGAGTGAAAGTACCAAAGCAATATGCGTGATCCAATGACGCTTGCCCACCGGATAGTCAAGCCTATACCAAAGGTCAGCCGCCGCCGATCATCGCCAGTAGATGATGCCAGGGGCTGGTTTAATTGGACGGTCCGGCTGCACCGCAAGCCATATTGGAATTTGTACGTCAGCCCATTCATCTACATCGGCAAATACGAGCTTTACTTTGAGAGCTTTATAGACATTTGGCATACAGACCCATTAGGTGATGCCGGTCCAGCCTGTCATGGTCGCAAGTTTTGGAAGTGGCATATACACCACCTGAGCATCAGCCCGTCATTCTGGTACGATTTTAGGCAGAAGCATATCACTCGCTGCGCTTGGTGCGGTAAGAAGTCCAGCAAAGAGCTGGGCAGGGTAAATCATAGCGATGGTCGTACAGTCTATCATGCAGCCTGTCAGAGCGAAGCGCATAAGCACTTCCATAGCCACGATCCGCGCGGCTGCTATGCTTGCAGTGGCAGCGCCGCATGGGAGTGGGAACGCAAGCAGAGCAACACTAGACGCGTAGTGAGAAATCTGTTTGGTCCAAAAAAATGAGCGATAAGGTATTTACGTCAGACTGGTTTAGCCAAAATATACCGCATTGGCAGGCTCATATAGATAGCTCTGCACCACTGGATATATTAGAGCTAGGAGTATTTGAGGGCAGGTCAGTCGTATGGATGCTGGAAAATCTAAATGTAAAATCATTAGTAGCTGTTGATTGGTGGGATAGAGCCTGGCTAGAAAGCAAAGGGCATTTTGACACCGAAAAGAACTTTGACCATAACGTAGCAGGCTATAAGAATGTTACAAAAGTGATGGCGACCACCTACTCATTTCTAAGGCGCAACAGAAGCGTTTTTGATCTAATCTATATTGACGGCGCACACGATGGTAAAAGCGTACTGACAGATGCGGTGATGGCTCATTATGTTTTGAAAAAGGGCGGCTACCTAGTGTTTGACGATTATAGCCAGTCCACTGATCCAAACCGCATAGACCGACCACGCGGCGCTATTGATGCCTTTTTTAAGCAGTTTGCGAATGAATACGAGATACTGCATAGGGGCTATCAAATGATGGCTCGCAAAGTTTGAGTGCTGGTGTCAGCGAAAGTAGAGTAGCCAGCAACTACATGTGAGGTGTAGTTTAAGCCCGAAAGCGCCTGTTATGAGCTGGCGCTTTTTGGTATTTATCCACAGAAGCGTTTTATTTTGGGCTATTATCGCATTTCTATCTATTGACAAAGGGTATACCGTTTGCTAGAATACAGGGGTAACATTAATTCATAGAAAGGCATAAAAGCTATGAAAAATCACTGTCAAATCTGCGCTAGGGAAATCAAAGCCAACACTGGCACTATCGCACATCACGGCTACCAGCGCCCAGGCAATGGCTGGCAGACCGCAAGCTGCATGGGTGCGAAGTATCTGCCATACGAGCAGAGCCGAGATCGCATACCGGCTGTTATTGAAGCCTATAAAGGTATTCGCCAAAACAACCTGGATCGTGCAGAAGAGCTAATGACAAACCCACCAGCTACGCTTACTCGCTACGCTAGGTACGGCTTCCAAGAAAACCAAACTTTTAATAAGCCTGCTGACTTCCACCCAGAAACCAACTTGCAAAAAGGCAGCTTTGGTTACCAGGAGGGCTACCAAATGGAACACCGCTCAATAGTAAAAGAGTGCCGCAAAAATGCCGCCAGCATTGAGCAAGAGATTGAATGGCTACAAAACCGATACGACACTTGGGAGGCAAAATAATGGCTAAGGTCAAAGGTACTGCGACATTCGCATTTACTAACCCACACCCAACCGGCATTAAAAGCCACTCTGACTGCGTATACCGCGCTATCAGCATCGCAACTGGCAAAGACTGGCTAACTGTTTACGATGAGCTTACAAAGCTCGGTAGAGAGCTGCTTGCGCCACCAAATGACGATCTCACCTATAAGACCTATTTAGATCGCATTGCTGACCGCATTGAGGTCAAGACAGTCGGCGGCAGGCTGAAAGGCAAAGGCGTTGCGCGCCTGGATAACAGCAAAACGTATGTGGTCCGTATGGCAAACCACCTGGCTTGCGTCAAAGACGGCAAAATTAGAGACACCTGGAATTGTGGCGAAAAGTCAGCATATATCGTTTGGCAAATGCGCTAATAACCTGGCTCTGGGCAAGCCCATAATACTGCCCTGCCTAGAAGCCCTGTACGGGCTTTTTATATGTAGATGCGTCTTCTTGTCCAGTTCACCCGTCCAACAGCCAAACGGTGCGCTCTGCGTGGCTCTGGGTTGCTAACGCCATGCCCAAGCAGGCTGCCTAGATCATCGTCATGGTCTACCAGGCTCGGCATACAGTAGTAAACCGGTATGGCATTCTGGCAATAAAACTCACCGATCTTATTATCGTATTGCAGCTGTATGTTTTCTACGAATTCAAGCACCGGCTCTATCTGGCTTTCAGGTATAACGATGCCGACACCCCAAAATAGCTGATGGCTCTGCAACCAGCTGCCGTCATTGGCTTTTGCGACTGCCGCAGCAACACGCTTGCCGAGTGGTCGGCTTGTACCGGTATAGAGTGAAAATATCGTTTTGTCTGGTACTGCGTTGATCGCGCCCTGGACATTTTGGTAAAAGTCAGGTGTCAAAATAGCATCGTCTTGAATAACCACATGCCAGTCACCTTTGCCAACACCATACCGCAGCGCTCGCTTGCCGGTGTGCCACTCTTCATTAATCTCATCGTAAATGATCTGCGGCGCGGCAAACGGGTACTGCCGTATTTCTCGCTCTAGAGCTTCTGCCTGCTTCTTGCGCTTTGGGTGCGCCATTATTGCTACGGTGATCTTCATTTCAGTGCATCCAATAAATCTTGCTGTATTTGCTCAATAGGACGGTCCAGGCAAGTTAGAAAGTCCGCCCATTTCCAGTCACCGGTCACAACTTTAGGGTGCGGTACTCTTATAGCCGGTATGCCGTAGGCAGTAGCTAAGATCAGCCCATGCAGGCTGCTGCTGAGTATGAATTCGCAAGATGTGATCTGCGCTATAACATCTTCTACCGGTTGCCCAGCGTCAATGACGATATTAGCCATAGGATATTTACGCTTATCAACATAATGCCGCACAACGCCAATACGGTGCTTTTTAGGTGACGGCTTCCAAAATATCGGCGCTAATAGTGCCGGATCGCCAGTAACTGCCGAAGTGCCTAGCATATCATTGGTTATTTTGCCGCGTACGGCTCGGACATCAAAGGTATTATCAATTTTATGGTCCGTAGCACCAGTACCCCAAACGATACAGCCCTTTTTATTTTTGCCATTAGCCATATTCAGGATCGTGCCGGTAGTCAAAATATCGGCTTTCTCAATAGGCGACCACTTAATGTCATAACCCAGCTTTTCCAAAATCTGATGCCCTATTTCGTCACCAAAGTTTGGCTGGTCATTCCACCAGTAGCATTTAAGTACCTTTTTCATGCTTCGCCCACAAACTGCCGCAGCGCAGCGTTGCCTACCGTGAATTTCAAATATGCTTTCTCAAAATTACGCTCTGCTATGCCAGGATCGTAGATATACTCTTTGTCGGACATCAAATAATACTCAAAGCCCTCATACAGCGCAGTGTGACCCTGGACAATCGGTATTGCGCCGCAGAGCAGTGCATCTAAGAAGCGATACGTCCATTTGAGGTCTGAGCTACTTTTGTGTTCAGGCAATTCGCCATCTAAGCCGTTTGGTATCACGCTAAACTTTGATCTGGCAATATCACGGTAGTATTCTTCATCCCAGAGCTTAGAGCTGCCTGTCATGCGCTCAAAATTGTGCATTTTAACGCTTGGCACTAAACCGGTATTTTCCATCCACTCAGCGGCTGCTTTTAGCCGATCTGGTGTAGGATATGCTCTAAACAGGTATTCTTGGTCGCGCTCGGTCCATAGAGCTTTTGATTTTTTGAATAATTGCTTTGGGTACAAAAACAGCCCCTCATGAGAGCCGATTTTCACAAACGGCTTGGTATGTAGCAATTCCATTTTCAAGTCATGGGCATTTGTCCGGCTTATTGAATAGCTGACCATAAAGCCGTGATTAGCCAGGTAGCTGAATTTGTGGGCGTGTTCTTTTGGCACTCCTACGGTTATACCGGCTTCCATAAGGGCTTGAGCCACACGGACGGCTTGTATAAGGTCATAATTGACTGGCAGTGTTACATTCATCGTTTTCTGATCCAGTCTAGCTCTTCGCGGTTTTTAGCTTGCATATAGACCCTATATCGCATACCGTTTTCTGCTTGGTGCGCTCTGCTGGCTTGCTGATGCCATAGATGGTAAACATCACCCTCTAGCCGTATTACTTCGCCGCCTATGATCTCTGCTGCTTTATGAAAGGCATTATCTTCGCCGCCCCAGCCTACAAAGTTTTCATCAAAGCCACCTATCTGCTCAAAGAGGTTACGAGGTACTACGACAAACAGTGACTGCGTTTGCGTCTCAGAAGTGCGTATTTTGTCTATCTGCTCTTCGCTAGGCTTGAATAATAGCTTACCGCTTTGCAGTATGTCGTTTGTAGTCCATTCGTTGATCTCAACCACCCTATTGAATGGCAATACCACCTTTTGCTTATCAACGGCAAGCCGTATGGCTTTCTCTAGCTGCTTAGGGTCTATATAGGCATCACTATCAATGAACACTGCAACGTGCCAATTCTCGGCTCTTATAGAGGCTATGTTGAGTGCCAGGCTACGGTTAAATGGTCCGTCTTTGTGATAGCCCTCTACTACATTGCTGTCTGCCCAGAAGTGTTGCTTTAAGAAGCGCCATAGCCTATCTCTATGCCCACCATCATTGCGGCGTGCTACTAGCATAGGTACTGAACAATCTTTGTATTCAGCATATAAAGGCAACGTCTCAGCATCTATATGTTGCCACCCTTTGTGATCGGCAAACTTTATTGAGCTAATGCCGGTCTGGTCTTCATCGGCACAGTAAAAGTATTTCTCATCAATGTCTTGGAATGGTCGCTTAGTAAGCCCAGCTTTATGTATACGCTCTGACCAGTCTTCATGCTCACGCCCATGCTTGCCAAAGACATTGTGCATACCACCCACTATGTCCAGCACTCGGCGCTCAACGTAGAGCATACAGCCTCGGCTCTTGTCATAGCTAACGTGGTTGCCAAACCTACTGACTACATGCAAGCCCCAATGATCCGGTCCATTGGTGAAGTTATATTGTAGGTGTGGCTCAGCGCTTTCTATGTATGGCTTCCACCATTCGTCTTTGATTGGGTAAGTATCATCGTCTGCCAAAAAAATGTGTTCACAATCGGATAATTTATTTAATAATTTATTCTTGGCTACGCTGATACCGTCAAAGTTTTTATCTTCGTACACCTCTAGCTTCGCGCCGTCTGGCAGCCAGCGCCGCCAGGCAGCAATGGTCTCATCAATAAACTTTCTATTAGGTGTTGTTGTTATGCCTATGCCAATGAAATATTTTGTCTTTGTCTGCATTAATGAACTCCAATTAATATCTCAATCATTGTAGCAAATAATTTAATAACCATATACCCTTTGGCTGCCGCCAGGTGTCAGCAATATTGAACACTAAATTTATTTTTAATTCGCCAAAAATATTATTTTTTTCAACCTCGCTTATTTTTTATTAACAGGGGGGGAGGTCGCCCCAACTTTCCAAAATCTAGAC